CGTAAAACGTCCGGAGAGGTTGTCGAACGCTTGTTCACGGATCACACAGCAGTCGCGCTGTGGTTGGATCTGTTTATGAGCAAGACGAAAACCTTATCTTTGGATTTTTAACTGCTCGGGGCGACCCGATGGTTGCCCACACCTATGCCACCAAGGTGCCGAATGCGGTAAGACATGGTGGTGGGAATAAGCAACCAACGGTGAGGTATTGGACACCCAGCAGAGCCAATGCGAAAAAGCACTACAAATACTTGGAGGATTTGCGGAGGAAGTATCCTCTACAAATGTTCGCCTCCACAATTGATAATGCACGCGTCTGTGTAGAAGCGCGCATTTTGATTGAAACACCAGACCCAGTTATAGACGAAATAGACGAGATGGCGAGGCACACCCGCAAAGCGGCGTGGAAACTCGGATCCCGTATGGGTCAACCGTGGACAGATTCACAATTACAACAGTGGATCTCCTCACTCCCGAAGAGAAAAAGGGAGAGATACCAGGCCGCTTTCAATGGGCCGGACGGTTTGGACAAGCGTGCGTTCTGTCCCGAGGACGCAAAGTTGAAGTGTTTCATCAAATCCGAGCAGACGAAGATCAAGCCAGGGGCGTTCCGCAAGCCCCGGATGATTCAGTACCGATCTGCAAGGTACCTCGTTCATATCGCGCGTTACATAAAACCGATTGAACACACCTTCTACCAAGGGAAGGACATTTATTGTAAAGGGGACACCTGTGCAAAGAATATGGACTCGATCAAGAGAGGAAAAGTGTTGGAGAACCTGACACGTCAGTTTACTGACCCTTATTTCCTATCTCTAGACGGATCATCATTTGATGCGCACGTGAACCGCCCGCTGCTGCGTTACGAGCATCGGTTTTACATAATAATGGGCAAGGCGGCAGGGTGGAGCAAAGCGTCGCTCACTACACTCGCACTTGCGCTCTCCTACCAAGAGATAAACCGAGTCTCGGGAGTTTTCCCCGACGGCAAAATCTCGTATACGGTAGTTGGTAATCGCATGAGCGGCGATTTAAATACGGCTCTGGGTAATTGTGTAATCATGTGCGGGATGACGGCGTATGCATTTGATAAACACTATGGGAAGGGGAAATGGGGAATGCTTGATGACGGGGACGATTGCGTCATCGTAGTGGATGGTCAAACATTTCGGGAGAAGGGAGCAGCGGAAATCCTGCAAACATACACGGACTTTGGGATGAGCATGAAACTTGAAAGCGCCGGATCTGCAAGAGATCCGGAAGCAATCGAGTTTTGCCAATCCCATCCTGTCTGCGTTGATGGCAATTGGCGAATGGTTCGTGACCCAGCAAAGGTCATGGCAACAACCATGTGCGGCGCAAATTGGCATTCAACACCTATGGGTGCACGGTCCTACTGGGG